GAGGCACGTTGTGGTTTGGCGTGTTGATGCTCGGCATGGCGGTTTAGTCGATAAGTAGTTACAAAATGAAGCCGTCCCTTCGGGGGCGGTTTTTTCATGCGCTGAACGCCACTTTGCAAAGTTTGCAAACCATGCTATAAACTTTGCAAACCGTGTGCGGGGCAGGCATGAAATACGAGAGCAAGGCGTTTCCGTTCGAGATTAAGCAGGTATCGGAATCGGGCGAGATCGAAGGCTACGCCAGTGTTTTCGGCGTCAAAGACCTTGGCGGCGATACCGTCATGCGCGGCGCGTTCAAGGGCGCACAGGGCAAGACAATCCCGATGCTTTGGAACCATGACCCAAGCCAGCCGATCGGCGTTTGGGACCGCATGTCAGAAGACGAGCATGGCCTTCGCGTATCCGGCAAGATGGTGATGGAAGTTGCCCGCGCCAGAGAGACGCACGCATTGATGCAGTCTGGTGCGATCAAGGGGCTATCAATCGGCTATCGCACCAAGGGATATGACCCTGATGGCAACGGGCGAAAGCTGACTGACCTGGATCTTATGGAGATCAGCGCGGTGACATTCCCGATGTTGCCCGATGCGCAGGTTACGGGCGTAAAGTCTCTCGACATGGACACCATGCGGGGAATGACGCGCGAAGAGATCGAAGAGGCGTTTATGCGTGGCGCTAAGCCCTCTCGAAGTGTGGCGCGGAAGTTCGCTTCCTGGGCCATTGATGAGATTGCCATGCGCGGCGCTGGCGATCCGAATGAGCGTGACGCGCAAGAGGTCTTGCGCATGTTGCAGAATTTTGGACGCTAACAAAAGGACAAGCGCCATGGAAATGAAAGATATTCAAGAGGCGGTAAAATCCGCTTCGGATGAGGTTAAGACCCTCATTCAAAAGCAGGCCGATGAGGTCAAGACGCAAGGCGAAGCCCTTGTCGAAACCAAGTCGGCGCTAGAAGCCGCAAACATCAAGCTTGCGGATGCTGAAAAGCAGATGGGCGAATACAAGTCGCAGATCGAAAATCTGGACAAGGGCATGAAAGAGGTCCAAGCCAAGATGGCGCGTCCCGGCTTCGGTCGCGGCGATGATGAGCCGAAAACCCTTGGCGCGGCGTTCATCAAGTCGGACGTGTATGCAGAGGCCAAGTCGGCAAGCCGCTGGACCACATCGCCGTTTGAGGTCAAGGACATTACCGGGACCACAGGCAGCGCTCTTGCCCTTGCCCGTTCTGACCGCGACCCGACCCTTTACCGCACCGTCGGCGGTATGCGGTCGCTGCGCATTGCAGACCTGATTCCGAGCGTCCCGACGTCTTCGGGCAGCGTGGACGTGTTCCGTCAGACCGGGTTCACGAATAACGCGGGTCCGCAGGAAGCTGCATCTTCGCCGTCCAGCGCGGTCGGCGGTGGCGAATTGGAGCCCAAGCCGAAATCGTCTCTGGTGTTCTCGGAGGTCACGATCCCGATCCGCACGATTGCGACCTATGTGCGCACGTCGCGTCAGGTTCTGGCCGATGCTCCGATGCTGGCGGGCGTTATCGACCGTGAATTGGCCTACATGCTACAGCTTGAGCATGACGCGCAGTTGCTTTACGGCGATGGCACCGGCCAGAACATGACGGGCCTGATGGTGGATGGCGGCGTTCAGTCTGTCGGCGAAATCGCCAATGGAACAAGCGCGGCTGATGTTCCTGCGGCAATGCTGGACAAGGTGCTTGAGGCCATCACGGCTGTCAACGTATCCGAATACAGCAACGTCAACGGCATCGTGATGCACCCGACCGACTGGCAGACCATCCGCAGCGCCAAGGCGTCTGACGGTCACTGGCTGACCACGCCGTTCGCGGCGACCAACCCAGAGCCCCCGCAGCTTTGGGGAACGCCTGTCATCACCACTACTGCCATTAACGTGGGCGATTTCGTCCTGGGCGACTGGCAGTTGGGGGCGCAGCGTTACACCCGCGAGGGCGTCACGATCCGCACCTCGGAAAACTTTAATGATGACTTTGTGCGCAACGCGCTGGTCATCCTTGGCGAGTTCCGCGAGGCGCTTGGTGTGTCGCGTCCGCTTGCTTTCCGCAAGGGCGCGTTTACGGTCGCAGACTGATCTGTTTCTTGAGGGGGCGGGCAATCTGCCCCCTTTCCTAAGCAGATAGGGGCATCACATGGAATATCGCTGGACTATGAACACCATCAACGCCAAGCGCGGCGAGGTTCGCCAGCTTGATCCGTCCAGCCCTAACACGGCTATCCTGGTCGCGAACGGCACTATTGAGCCTGTGCAGAACAAGGCAACGCAGCCGCCCGAGGTTAAAGCCCCTGTGAAGCGCAAGCGCAAGGCTAAGGCCAATGAGTGAGTTCACTAACCGCAAGGCAGGCAGGGCGGAAACGGCAGAGCCTACTGTCTCGCCTGTGCCTCTTGCGGATGCGTTAGAGTTTGCGAGCCTGCCGGGGCCAACTGACCCGCTCATGGAGGCGCTGCTAGTCGCTGCGACTGATGCGGTGATAAACTATATCGGCTTTGATCTTTTGGATCGGGAATGGACCTTGACGCATTGGGACTGGCCGACATACGGCACGGTTGCAGCGCGCAACCTTGGCCGCGTGACGGGCGCGTTTGAGCGGGAAATCAGCCTGCCCTATGCGCGCAATGCCACTGTGGTTTCAGTGACCAGCTATGGCGAGCCTGTTTTGACGTTCACCAATCGGGGGCGATCTATTGTTTTGCGCGGATCGGGCCGTGACGGGCTTAACGATGATCCGGCTTTGGTTGTGGTTTACGATGCTGGCTTTGGGCCTGATTCGTCAGACATACCAGCCCAAATCAAGCAGGCTGTGCTTATGCTGGCATCGTGGCTCTATGAGCACCGCGGCCAGTGTGACGCGGCGGATGGTGTGGTTAAAAGCGGCGCGGCGTCTATGCTGACGCCGTGGCGCAAGCCGGAGTTAATTTGGTGAAGTGCTGCGACTATAACGCCGGAATGCTGCGCACGCCCTGCCAGTTTCAGCGCAAGACGCGGACAGGCGATGGCTCGGGCGGCTGGTCTGAGGCGTGGACGAATATCGCAGGCGCGGCTACGCGGTGCAGCTTTAAGATGCTATCCGGCTCGGAGCGTTGGCAGGCCATGCGGACAGAGGCAACAACGCGCAATCGAATTGTGGTGCGGTATTTCCCGGACCTGACCGAAGCTGACCGCGTGACGATACAGGGGCGCGCATATAACATCACTGCGATTGATAACGTGGAGTTGCGCAATCGGTGGCTGGTTATAGACATTGATGGAGGCGTAGCTACGTGACCCGCGTAACCATGCAGCTTGAAGGCGGTGACCAACTTGCAGCGGCGTTGCGAGCCTATGGCGCTGCGGCTGAGAGGCATGTGGATGACGCGGTGAATGCAACGGGCTTGGAGTTGCGCGGGGATATTGTGAAGCGCATTCAGCAAGGGCCGAAAACGGGGCGTGTTTATGACAGCATATTCCGCATGATCGGCGGGCGTCCTGTCCCGGTCGGGCCGCGCCAAGGCAATAACCTGTCAGCGACACACCAAGCATCTGCCCCCGGCGAAGCCCCCGCAACGGACACAGGAAACCTAGCTTCAAGAATTGACTTCAAGCGCGAGGGCGCAATGAGCGCCACGGTTGGCAGTCAAGTGGCCTATGCCGCTATGCTTGAATTCGGCACCAGTCGCATTGACCCGCGCCCTGCATGGGTGCCTGCAACAGAAGCCATGCGCCCGAAGTTTCGGCAGCGCCTTGAGCGCGCACTAGCGAGGGCCGCGAAATGACAGCGCCAACATATGCGGCATTGCGGCAAGCGCTATTCACCAAGCTGGACGCAGACCTGAGCGTTGACGTGTGGTCGCCCAAAGCGCCGCAAGCAGATGATGGGGAGTTGCTCGGGCCGTTCCCCTATGTGGTAATTGTGCAGGCCAATGAAAGCCCGTGGAACACCAAGGGAACGCGCGGACTAAATGCGCTTGTCCAGATCGACGCATACGCGCGCACAACGGCAACTGACAGCGCAGAAAACCTCATAGCAGGATTGACCAGAGATGTTCGAGAAGCCCTTGAGCGGCAAACCCTGACGGTTACGGGTGCGCATTGGGTGGATACGCGGCTGGAAAGCATCATTCCCGGCTGGGAAGATAATGGCAAAACGCGGCGGGCCGTGTTATTGTTCCGCGTAATTTTAGATGAAACAGGAGCCTAAGCAATGGCACAAAACACGACACTTAGCGTTCCTGCCGGGGAATGGACGCAAATCACCGACGCAGATGTGACAAGCATCACGTTTCAGGTTGCAGGCAACGCGATTGCATATATCGCCGGAACGGCAGACACGACAGCCCCGACTGACACGGTTGGCGCGATCCGCTACAGCCCAAATCAGGGCGAGCTGAACACGGCGCTTGCTGACCTGTTCCCCGGCATATCAGCCGCGCGCGTATGGGTTTTTGCGACCAGCAATATCAGCGTGTTTGTGTCTCATGCGTGATATTGTTTCGCCGCTATCAGGCTTCGGCTCGCCGTTTGGTCAGCGCGGGCGCGCCAACCCACTGGCCGCGCTCATATCGACGCTAAACGCCGACGCCGCGCAACTCATCGTTCACCCGCTGGAATATGGCAGCATGTTTCAGGACCGCGCGGGGACAACGCCTGTGACGGAAAGCGGGCAGCTTGTGGGGTTGGTGCTGGATCATGGGTTCACAGGCAAGAAGCCTGTGCCGGGGCCGGAATTGGCGCCATCAGGCACTCTGCAAAGTAACTTTCTAGCGTCTACAAATTACACGGACTCGCAGGATGCAGGGGCTTTCCTTGCGTTGCGCAACGGAACGGGAACGGTCGTTGGAAACACACTTTCAACAACATCAGGTGGCCAAGGGTTTGTCATAGTTCTACCCGCTTTGTTGGGCGGATTTCGTAGATACGCTATCACCATTGCCTATTCAGATAAATCTGCGAATGTAGAAGTTAGGCAGTCCACCGATGGAAATATACCCTTACCCGGTGCATCAGGGTCAGTGACATTCAAGGCCAGGTATCAAGATTCAATTAGTGAAGCGCCATATATCCGTTTTGCGACAGCGGGTTCGATGACAATCGACAACATCTCCGTCCGTGAACTTCCCGGCTTCCATGCCGCAGCAATCTCAAACCCGGCACGAGGGGTATTTCGCGATGTGGGCGGGTTCAGGTATATCGAATACAACGGCGTGAATACTGCTTATGAGACGCCAGTGCTGCCCGCGCCGGGGGTGGACAAGGCGCAGGTGTTCAGCGGGGTGCGCAAGCTGACTGATGCCGATTCAATCGTCGCAGAACTTAGCCCCGACGCATCAGCTAATGCCGGAGCATTAGCGCTTATTACTGGGAGCACTCAAGACTATCTGTTCAGGTCTGGTGGCACGTCAAGTGTGGCAGTTTTTGCTTCGGCAACACCCGCGCCGTCGAGTAACGTAATAACAGGTATTGGCGACATTTCCGGCTCGTTAGCTGCTTTGCGTATCGGTGGCGCCCAATCAGCCCAAGACACTACCACCCAAGGCACAGGCAGCTACAACCCCGCAGGCACCTATCCGCTCAACTACGGCGCACGTGCTGGCACATCGCTGTTCTTCAGCGGCTATCACTACGCCACACTCGGCCCCATCGTGCGCTTCGGCACCAACGCCAGCGTTGCCCAGATCGAGGCGGCGGAAGCGTATTACACAGCGAGGACAGACCTGTGACCACGCGCGTTTTCATAATCCCCGCTGAACATCGTGACGCGGGCAACGCAATGGCCGATCAGATGGGCTGGGGCAGACCTGTGTTTGTGCATCCGCTATCCGCTGATGGGCAGGAGCCTGTCACGCATTGGGGCTTCCCGGCTGTGGTCAATGTTGAGTTCATGGCGCTATGGGCTAACCCGCCAGAGGAAACCGCTGACCTGGTTGCCGCTGTGGATATTGATGATCGAGAGGGTGATGACACCGCAGGGCATTGGTGGTCGCGGCTTGCTGAGTTGGGGTTGCAAGTGGTCGCGAATGATGAGGACTTGATATAAGCGGGCTCAAGACGATGGGCGTGCAACTTGCGCCGGAAGCCGAGACTTAAGCCGCTTTGCAGACTTTGCAAACCGTGCTATAAACTTTGCAAACATTGCTTAGGAAAGGGCTGAACTATGGCGGCACTAGCAGGGCGGAAGGTCAGGGTGCAAATCGGCACGACTGATGTAGCAGGCGCGCAGACTGACGAACTGACGATCAACCGCGAGCATATCGACATCACGGACAAGGACGACGAAGGCGTGCGCAAGCTGCTGGATGAAATCGGTGTTATCAGCATGAGCATGACGTGCAGCGGCATCCTGAAAGATGACACGCTTGCGGATTGGGCTAGCGATCCCGACGATGTGCTAAAGGCCATGACGTTTGTCATCACTGGCATCGGCACTTATGCGGGTCAGTTCGGCATTTCCGCGTTTACACCGGGCGGGAA